ATATGCCAGATTTTGCATTTGTCGGCCCATCATACGAAGCACCAAGCATCTACCAAGATGCCCAAGAGTGCATTAATTTTTTCCCTGAAGTTGACCCTGCCAAACAGCAAGGTGAGCGTGGGGTCATTGCGCTTTATCCAACGCCTGGCCTGACCGTCAAAGCCATCTTGCCTAATATGCAAGAGGTGCGTGGGCTTCATGCCGTGTCTGGTGGTGAACAATTGGTTGCGGTGTGTGGATCGTATGTTTACGCCCTGACTGCTAATCTTGTCCCATCTGTAATTGGTCAACTTAATTCCAGTTCTGGAATAGTTCGGATTACTGATAACGGGGTCAATGTTTACATTGTGGACGGTGCATATCGTTACACATGGCGTATTTCTAGCCCTGCAACGGCTGTGTTTTATGGCTCAACAAGTGGCACAACATTGACCGTGGCAAGCGTGTCTAGTGGCACTTTGGCGATTGGTCAGTCTTTGTTTGGCATAGATGTATTGGCTGAAACTGTCATCACGGCTTTGGGTACTGGCACAGGCGGTGCTGGTACATACACAATTAACAGAAGCCAAACCGTTGCTGCTGAAACTATGAATTCAGCGACTGTTGGTGCTGTGGTTACTGCGACAATTACAGGAACGACAATGACCGTTTCTGGCGTGACTTCAGGCACTTTGTATGTTGGTCAGACTATTCAGGGCGCAGGCGTTACCCTTGGCACGATCATTACGGCTTTGGGTACGGGTACTGGTGGAACAGGAACATATACTTTAAGCACATCAAGCACCGTTGCTGTTGGCGTGACGATGTATGGCCTTAACTTCTCTGTTTTGCCATCTACTGATGGTGCATTCAGCGGTGCAAACACCGTGGATATTATTGACAACTATTTTGTCTATAACAATCCAACTACTCAGCAATGGGGCGCTAGTGACCTTTTGTCGCCCATTTCGCCATCCACTAGCTATTCGCTGAAAGATGGTGCGCCAGATGATTTGGTGGCTTTGATTGTTGACCATCGAGAAGTTTATTTGATGGGTGAGATTTCGTCTGAGGTGTGGACTGATGTGGGTGCTGTGCCATTCCCATTCCAAAGAATCCCAGGCACATCGACCCAACACGGTATTGCTGCGCCATTTTCTTTGGCACGTTTGGGTAATTCATTTGCGTATGTTTCTCGAAACAATCGTGGTCAAGCCCAAATCATGCAAATGAATGGCTACATTCCACAGCGCATTTCTACCCATGCGGTTGAGAACACTTTGGCTAACCAATATGTTGGCGATGCTGTGGCGTGGACTTACCAGTTGGAAGGCCATGAGGTTTTTGTTGTCACATTTCCATCACTTGAATTGACATGGGCTTACGACATCACAACTCAGATGTGGCACAAGTGGCTCTACACGACCAATCAGGGAACGTATCAGCGTCACCGTGGTAATTGCTGTGCGACTTTCCAAGGTTTAGTCATGATTGGCGACTATGAGAACGGCAAAATTTATGAGTTGGACAAAACCAATTACACAGATGATGGTCAAAATATCCGCAGATTGCGTAGAGCGCCCCATTTGGTGACTGAGTTTCAACGTCAGTATTTTGACGAATTGCAGATTCAGTTTCAGCCTGGCGTTGGTACAACTGGCGCTGCTGGTTCGGTTGCGGTTGTAGATGCAAACACCATTTATTTGGGTGACACATATACAATTACGGCTGATGCAACACTCACAATTGAGGCTGAAAAGCGTTATATTTTGGCGACTCAACAGATTACAACAACGCAGACCACAAGTGACCCACAAGCAATGCTTAGATGGTCAAATGATGGTGGTTCTACATGGTCTAACGAGCATTGGACAAGCGTTGGTCGAATGGGTCGATACACAAATCGTGCTATTTGGCGCAGATTGGGGCAAGCCCGTGACAGGATTTTTGAAGTTTCGGTTTCTGATCCTGTTAACTTTGTGATTGTTTCAGCAAACCTTAAAATGCAAGGGGCAGATAACTGATGGCTTCACCTGGACTTTCAAGCACCCAACAAGTTAACCCCTATCCACAAGCACCGTTTTTGGATGGCACAAGCAATCGCCCGACTCGTTCGTGGCAACAGTTCTTTATTAACTTGTTGAACTTTAGTTCTGCTACAACTGCAACTGCGGGATCGGCAACGCTTCCTGCTAACCCTGCTGGTTTTATGAATGTCACCGTAAATGGGCAAACATACAAAGTGCCTTATTACAATGTTTGAGAAAGTTTAAGTCATGTATAACACAATCAATTCTTTAGTTTCTCAAGCGCTTGAACCGACTGATAATTTTGCGCCTCAAAGCAGACATGGCTTTTCTGATGCGCAGATTGCTGATTTTGTTCAAGCAAACATTGGCAATCCACAAGCAATTGCAAATGCCGCACAACAATATGGCATTTCCCCTGCGGAAATTTCACGGGCTACTGGTTACAGCATTCAGCAAATTGGTGATTATTTTGATAATGCAGGGATTAACTTTGGTAGTACGCCAGCGCAATCGATGGCTCAATCAGTTTCTGCACCCACAACACAAGGTGTAAGCAATCAACAAATTGTTGATTATTTGAATGCAAATCCAAACATTACAGGAAAACAACTTGAATCTGTAATGCAACAATATGGCGTTTCGCCAAGTCAAATTGCTTCTGCATTGTCTGAAAATGCTCAACAAGGTGGCTATCAGACTCAAACACTTGTTAACCCTGAATCTGGTCAAATAAATATTGATGCTCGCAATTTAGGTGCGGGATTCAATGCTTATCAAGATGAAAATGGTCAAACAAGCGGTTTTAGCCGTGTTGATCCATCTCGACCAGGCATGATTCAGTTGTATGGCCCAAATGGTGAGTATCGTGGCGAAGAAAAAATTACAAGCACTACACAAGATTTGATTAAAAATCTTGGCCCAATTGCATTGGCTGCTGGTGGTAGCGCCCTTGCACAAGGTTTATTAGGTGGAACATCTTTGGGTGCGCTTGGTGAAACTGGCGCTAGTTCTGCATTTGAATTAGCCAATGCGGGTGCGGGTGCATTTGGTGGTGGTGCGGCGACGGGTGCTACAACCATTGCAGGCACAGGCATGACATTGGGTGAACTTGCTCAATTAGACATGGCGTTAGGTGGTGCAGGCGGTACTGCTGGCGCTTTGGAGATGGCAAGCACTATTGGTGGAACTGGTGCGGCAGCTGCTGCGGCTGATGCAATTTCAGGCATGGGCGGTGGCACAGGCATCCAAACTGGCAACACAGCATTGTCAAGCATGGGTGGTGGTACAGGATTGCTTCCATCAACAGCCGCCAATCTTGAGGCTATGGGTGGCGCACAAGGATTAACTTCAGCGGCAGCAGGCGGTGGAACTCTTGGAGCGGCTGGTTTGAATTCAGGTTTAGGTGTTGGTGCTGGTTTAGGCCAAACATTAGCGGGTGTTGATACAGGCTTAACTTCAAGTTTAGCTAATGGTTCGCTTGGTTCTAACCTTGCAACATCTACGGGTGGTGCATTGGGTGCTGAAAGTGCCGCCTCTACAACGATTGCTAACACAGGCATGACATTGGGCGAATTGGCTCAATTAGATTTAGCTTTGGGCGGTGCGGGTGGCACAGCGGGCGCACTTGAAATGGCGGGGACTATTGGCGGTGCGGCTGGTGTTGCATCGGCTGCTGCTGTTGTTGATGCTCTTGGTGGTGGTACAGGGCTTACCGCAGGCTCTAGTGGGCTTGGTCTTACGACTGGTGGCGGTACAGGTTTAACAGCAGGCACAAGCGGTTTGGGTGGTGGTTTAGGCACATCGTTGTCCAATTTGACAACAGGTTTGGGCGCAGACCTTGGAACAGGATTGGCTGCTGGCGCTACTGGTTTAGGTTTAGGCGCAGGTGGTGGCACAGGTTTGGCGACTGGTGGAACTGGTTTGGGTGGTGGTTTAGGCGGCACATTAGGCGCTGTTGATACTGGCTTGGCTACTGGACTAACAGGCGCAGGCTTGGGATCAGAACTTGCCGCAGGCGGTACTGGATTAACCGCAGGCGGTACAGGATTGGGTGGTGGTTTGGCAACAGATGCAACGCTTGGTGCGGGTCTTGGCGCTGCGGGTGCTTCTGGACTTGGCGCAGGGTCATCATTAGGAACTGGTTTGACTTCTGGTGGTCTTGGTTTGACTGCGGGAACAACAGGGCTTGGTGCTGAAGGATTAGGCGCAGGGCTTGCAGCGGGTGCGGGTGGTTTAGCCGCAGGCAATTCATTGCTTGGTGGTTCTGCTCTTGGCTCTACTTTGGGCAGTACCATGACAGGCGCACTTGGTGCAACGACTGGTTCTGCACTTGGTGCGGCTGCGGGTTCAACGCTTGGATCAGGTTTAGGCTCTGCATTGGGAACAAGCCTTGGAACAGGTCTTGGCCTTAATGCTTTGGGTAATGTTGGGGCAACTATTGCAAACCAACAGGGTATTGCTGAAGCTAGAGATTTGATCAACAAATATGGCACTCAAGCCCAAACTAACCTTGCTGACGCATATAGAAATGCACAAGGTTTGAATGCTGCTAACCGCACAGACTTGGGCAACCTTTACGCCAATACATCTGGCAATTTACAAAACTTGTATAACCAACAAGTTGGATACCAAGCGCCTTATCAGCAAGTTGGTCAATCAGCCACACAAGGTTTGATTGCAAATCAGCCTTACTTCACGCATCAGTTTGACGTAAATGATCTAAACACCAACCTTGCGCCTAATTACGCATTCATGTTGGGTCAAGGTCAGATGGCTAACCAACGTGCGGCTAATGCAGGCGGTGGTGCTTTGGGTGGTAATGCTTTGCAAGGTTTGCAACGATATACGCAAGATTATGCGGGTAATGCGTATCAGCAAGCCTTTAACAATTACAACGCCCAACGCAACAATATCTACAACAGTTTGGCAGGCATGGCTGGCATTGGTCAGACTTCCACAGGTCAATTGGCTAATTTGGGCAACGCATACGGCTCTAACATGGCTGGTTTGTCAAACAACTATGGCAGCAATTTGGTCAGCAATGCTGGTCAAGGTATTGGTGCGGCAAATGCGTATGGTTTGAACACAGCAAACTTGGCGACTGGTATTGGTTCAGCCTTGGCAAGCAACGCTACACAACAAGGCGCAAACAATGCAAGCCTTTTGAGCAACCTTGGCAATACAGCATTGCTTGGCTCTATGATCAAAGCGACTTAAGGATTAATCATGGCTGACTTTTCAATGAACGTAAATTACGCCAAGCCCCAGACTTCAAGTCTTGGGGATATGCTGAACATGGCTTCTGGTATTCAGCAGTACCAACAAGCACAGCAGATGAATCCTTTGGCCTTGGAAAAGGCTCAGATTGAGAATCAAGTCTTGCGTCAAAAAAATGACGAGCGTGTCAAACTGCAAGAGTTCACAAGCAATCCTGACAACTGGCAAACCAATGGTCGGATTGACATGGACAAGATCAATTCTGTCATTCCAAAAATTGCACCGTTAACTGGTTCAGCAGTTATCAATGAATTAAGCGGTTTGCATAAAAGCCAAACTGAGGCAACATCTGCTAAGAATGCCATGACGCAAGATATGCGTAAAATTGTGGCTGGACGTTTAGGAATTTTGGGACGTTTAAAAGTTGATGATCCATCAATGGTTATAGGCGAACTAGATCGTCTAAAAAATGAATTTCCTGATAGTCGTGAAGTTCATAGTTTGATCAACGCCTACAAAGTACCACTAAGCAAAGCGCAAAAAGGCCCTCATGTTGTAGAAGATTTGATTGCACAAGAGCAATCATTGTTGTCACCTGAATCAAAAGAATCTTTAAATCCAACGATTACAACAGATGCGCAAGGTCGCACTTTGTTGACAGAAAGAAGCGTGGGTGGACGCACTCCAACGGTTACTGCGGGTGTCGCTGGTGGACTGCAAAATACTCCCGCACAAGGCGGTGGCATGGGAGGCCAAAAACCTATGGTTGGTGGTATGCCTTTGCCTTATCCTGTGCGAAGCGCATCACAACCATATACCCCAGAGCCGACAGAAGCTGGCGATCAATCTTATGGTCAAACCTATCGCACAAGATTGGTTGATGCTCAAGGCGGTTTAACGCAAGGTCGCAGAAATACTGAAGAAGTTATCCAACAAGCTAACAAAATTGCTTCTGATATTACAGAAGTTGAACGTGGTGGTGGTTTGGCAGGAAAAGTTGGTCAAAAACTGCGTATGTTGGTCAATAGCGAACAATATGATATGTTGGCTAAAGATTTGGCTAACATGGCTATTTCTAACGCCAAGGCTATGGGCGGTTTGGGCAATACTGTTGCAGGGCTTGATATGCAAGCTGTTGCTAACGGCACAATCAAAGTTCCTCCAGAAGTCCTTACAAAAATTGCTCGTAGGGTTCAAGCTGATCAGACAAACATTGATATGCAAGCCAATGGTGCTGAAAAGTTTGCACGACAGTATGGTGACAACAATATGAAGGCTTATCAGCAATTGTGGAATGCAAATGCTGATAGCAAGATTTTTGAAGTTATGAACATTTATCGTGACATAACTGACCCAAGCGTTCGTAAGTTTGAGATTGAAAAACTGCTTGGAAATGACCCCAAAAAGCGTCAAGAGTTTTACAATAAGTATCAGAACATTAAGAAATTGTCTGAAACTGGAGGTTTGTAATGGATGAACTTGGCGCACTTATTTTAGGCAAAGCGCCTGAAGCCAAAACTTCTGTTGTTACAGACGAACTGCTTGATCGACTAAAACAAGTTGAAAGTGGTGGCAATCGTTTTGCTTTAAATAAAGAAAGCAAAGCTATGGGCGCTTACCAATTTATGCCTGAACAAGTGCAAACTATGCACAAACAGGGCATTGAATTTAATCCATTTAATGAAAATGAATCAAGACAAGCAGCAAAAAGCTATCTTGAAAAACTTGTCAAAGAAAAAGGTAGTTTAGAAAAAGCGTTAGCTGCTTATGGTGGATTTGTAACTAAAGACCCATCTGCATACGTCAATAAGGTGATGCAAAGTTCAACACCTACAAAGTCACAACAAACACAGCCACAAGCCCCTGATGACGAATTAGGTGCAATGATTCTAGGGAAGCAACCTAGTCAAGCAAGTCAACCCATGCAACAAAGCATGGCGGGTGGCGGTCGTGGATCGTATGCGGGTTTTGATCCACAAGCTAAACAAATGGCTGAAGCCCAATCAACCCGTGGCCCAAGGCAAGGAAATGAAATTGTAAACGGTGCTGTTGATTTGTATAACCAATTCCAAAGAACTAAACAAGGAATGGGTGAAAGAATAGCGGGTGCGGTTGATACTGCTTATGGCGTTGTTCCTGCACTTTATGGCGCTGGTGTCCAGGCTTTAGCACGAACAGCAAACACGCCACAAGAAGCCGAGCGTATTGGTCAACAAGCTGCGGCATCTATTGATAAACCATTGGGTAAAGCCTTTGGCATAACTGGTAAAGAAACATATCAACAACCTTTGGGTGGCATTACAGAGCCAATCGCCAAAGAAGCAAATCGTATGTTTAATCAGTTGGGCATGACTCCAGAGCAAATTTCTGAAAAACTTGGTGTCCCTGCTGAAGATATTAGAAATATGGTGGTAATTGGCTCTATGGCATTGCCACAAGCGCTTAAAGAAGCCGCACCTATTGCCAAACAAGTTGGTCAGGCCGTTGCTACGCCAATTCGTGAAGTAGCATCCGAATTGCAAGTTCAACGCCCAACAGCCGCTGCTGATCTTCAAGCACAATTTAATGCAAAACAAGTCAAGCCTGGTAGTGTTGGTGCAGCATCTGCTTCACATAACCCATTTGAGGGTAAATTTACTGGTGAAGAATTCGGTGGAAGTGAAACATTCCCGCAATTGAAATTGGCAAAAATTCCTAAAGATGTGCCGATTCCTGAACAACAATTGCGTTCACAACTGTTCCAAGAAGTGTTGCCAGACGTTAAGCCTCGCATGGGTGTGGTTACAGGCAACGACAATTTATTGCGTAATGAACACGCCTTGGCAAGCATGGCAGAGCCAACACCGCTTGGCATGAAAATGAAAGAACAGATTGCTAATGAACAAATTGGTCTTTCTAAGTTTGCTGAAGATCGAGTAAATGCCACAGGCGCATCAAAGAGTTTGATCAATGATGAGCAACGTGGTCAACGCATCAACGATGTAATGTATGGTGCATCACCTGATGACATATCACCTACAAGTTTGACTGGTTACTTTAACCAAGCCAAAAAAGAAATTTACAATTCTGCTTACGACAAAGTTGGAAACAATAAGATCAACACAACTCATGCTGATGAATTGTTTGTTGACCCACAAGTTAAATCAACATTTAAAGCTGCTGGTACAACAAACGTGTTGGAAGGCGCTAAAGAGTTAATTGATTTGGCTAAAACCACAGGCTTTAAATTGCCTGATGGAACAATTGCACCGCCTGGCTCGGTTGCCGCTTTTGATCATGTTCGTAAAACATTGAACAGTCCAAAGATTTGGTCACGAGAAAAAGCTAGTTCTATTCGTGAAATTAACCAAGCTATTGACAGAGATATTGCGGCTGTTGCCGACCCTGCTTTATACAAACTTGGCGACAAGATTCACCAATTAGAAAAGTCTATATTTGAATCTAAAGGCATTAAGAGTTTGTTTGGTGAAGTTGATCAAAATGGTGTACTGACTTCTGCAACGCCATTAGAGAAAATTCCATCTAAGCTAAACAATTTGCCTAAAGACCAATGGCGACACGTTAGAGATACATTGAACGACTTGGCAAATGGTCGGGTACGAAATGCACCAGAAGGTTTGCCGCCTGTGCCTAATGAATTGCGTCAATATGCTAAATCAGCTGTTGCCGAGATTGATGGCGCTTTGGCCCGTGAAGTTTACAAAGCTGGCGCAAGCAATGTAGGCGAATGGAGTTCTAAGAAGGCCAACAATGTATTGAATTCTGTAATTGGTCAAAAGATTGTTGAGACTTTCCCACCAGAAGAAGTGCAAAAATTTCATGCACTTAATTATGTTGGTCAATACACTCCATCATTAAAGTATGAGGGTGCTGCTTTACAACAACGTAGGGTTGGTTTGCTTGAAAAAGGTTTGCCTAACATTGGCGCTACTGCTGGCGGTGCTGTTGGTGGTTTTATAGGCGAAGGAAATCCATTGGCTATTGGTGGCGGCGCATATGTTGGTCGAGAAATCGGTCAAAAATTGCAAGCACGAAAAGTTGCAAAAGAAGAAGCTAAAGCAGTTAGAAAAATGGAAAAAGAGCAAAATAAGGCTGCTCAACTTGGAACTAAACTTTCAGACTTAGGAAAATAACATGGCAGTCAATCTTTCCCCTATTGGTAACGGTTTTCAATTCTTTACCAACACAGGCATTCCCTTAAATGGTGGTTACATCTACACCTACCAAGCAGGCTCAAGCACGCCCCTTGCCACATACACAACGGCAGCGGGTACGATTGCCAACACCAACCCTATTCAATTGGGAACTGATGGACGCCCTCCGCAAGAAATTTGGTTGACTGAGGGTTACTCATACAAATTTATTTTGACCGACTCTGCCAACGTGCAAATTGGCACTTACGACAATTTGTATGGCATTTTGGGAACAGCTGCAAGCACAAATCCAATCCCCTCTGGTGGCATCATCATGTGGTCAGGTTCTATTGGTGCTATTCCAACGGGTTATTACCTTTGCAATGGACAGAATGGCACACCTGATTTGCGTGACCGCTTTGTAGTGGGCGCTGGCAATACTTTTGCTGTTGGCAATACAGGCGGTTTTGATGCGTCTGCCACAAGTTCAGGCGGCACTTATTTACCTTTGTATTATTCACTCGCATATATTCAGAAGGCTTGAGTATGTCTGACATTGATTTGGTCAAATATGGGGTTCTTTGGCAAAAAGTTGAATCAATGGAAGCCAAGATTGACAAGATGGAATCCCAACTTGAAACCCTTGTTGAATTGGCAAACAAAGGCCGTGGCGGTTTTTGGATGGGCATGGCTTTTGTGTCTGCTATATCAACAGTTTTGGGCTACATCAGCCATTGGTGGTCTAGGGGATGATTCCTATTGACCCGATTGCTGCGCTAGATGGCTTACAAAATGCCATCAGCATGGTCAAGAAGGCAAGCAAGGTTGCCAATGACCTAGGCGGTCTAGCCCCAATGTTGGGCAAATTGTTTGATGCCAAAAGCACAGCTACCAAAGCAATGCTTCAGGCCAAGCGGTCTAAAAAAGGCTCAAACATGGGTGCGGCTCTTCAAATTGAGATGGCGCTAGAGCAAGCCCGTGCATTTGAAGAAGAACTAAAAATGTTGTTCATGCAAACAGGCAAGATTGATGTTTGGAACAAAATTAAAGCCCGCCAAGCTGAGATGGACAGGGATGATGCCAAGGAAATGGCAGCATTACGGGCTGAAGAAAAACGTCAAAAGGAAGCCGAAGAAGAACAAATGGCATGGCTTATTGGTGGCCTTGCTATTGTTGCTTTGCTTGCTTTTATTGCATTTGCTGTGACTGAACTGAGGGACGTTTGCGCACATGGAAGGTGTGGTCGGTGAATGAGTACCAAAAGCAATTTGACCTTTTCCTCAAAGTGTTCGTGCGTATGTGCGTGGCTTGGTGGGTCGTTGGCTTTCTAAAGTTCTTGCCAAACGATTTGTCTGACAAGATTGTCAATAAGTTTTTAAGAATGTTAGGACTGTAATGCTTACCCTACTGTCAACCCTTATCTCTTTCCTTATGTCTGGCACTCCCAAGTTCTTGGAGTTCTTTAAAGACCGTGACGATAAGAAACATGAACTTGCTTTGGCACGCCTGCAAATTGATCGTGAACTAGAACTAAAACGTGCAGGCTTGGAAATCCAAGAACGCATTGAGGCCATCCACACAGAGCAGATTGAGATGCAGACCACAGCCCAAACCGCCCAAGCTGTCATTGGCGCACAACAAGCCGAGATGCAAGCCCTGTATGCTCACGATATTGCGATTGGTCAAGGCTCATCTAAATGGGTAACTGACCTACGGGCGGCAACCCGATCTATTTTGACACTAGGCTTTTTCTTGCTTTTGGTGTTGATTGACATTGGCATCTTCATTCATGGCTGGCGCACAGACGCAGCATTTACAGATTTGGCTAATATGTTGTGGGACGAGGACACCCGAATCATGTTTGCTGCCATCATCACATTTCACTTTGGTGGTCGTGCATTCGGTAAATCATGAACGTCAGTCCCAAAGCAATTGAGATGATTAAGCACCATGAAGGGGTGCGTCAAAAACCTTACCAATGCCCTGCAAAACTGTGGACGATTGGTGTTGGTCATGTGATGTACCCTGAACAGGGAAAGCTAAAGATTGAGGACAGGAACGCATTTCAGACCCGTCCTGAAGATATGCGCACTTATTCAATGGAAGAAGTAAATGACATTCTTAGAAGCGACCTTACTAGGTTTGAGCGTGGAGTGGAACGTTTCTGCCCTGTTGCTCTTACACAAGGTCAGTTTGATGCTCTTGTGTCTTTTAGTTTCAATGTCGGTCTTGGAACACTCCAGCGTTCAACACTACGTCAGAAAGTTCTACGGGGCGATAAAGAAGGCGCTGCCGAGGAACTTCTGAAGTATTGCATGGCGGGTGGCAAAGTCCTTAAAGGTTTGCTTAACCGCAGAAATGACGAACGAGCGTTATTCCTTAGTTGAGTTTTGACGTAAGTGTTTGCCTGTTAATCGCATGATCCAACAAGACTGGCAAATCCACTTGTGACCCATGTCAATGCCTCCCTCTGGTGGTTTGCTTTCATCACATTTATTGCAAGTTCTGAATGGGTGAAGTTGGCGTGGCTCTGATATTGGTGTCATTTAATTTCTACTACTTCTTTTGATTTGCTTTTAATTCGGTTACGGGTCTTGACGATCATTTGCTCATAGACGCTACGGGGAACGCTAGAACGCTGAAGGTCGTGGTACTCATAGACTTCTCTGATTGCTTTTAACCCCAACCCTGACAGACCCATGCGCTTGGTCTTTTCAAAGCGTTTAGCGGCTTCTGTAAGGGCTTCTTGGGCTTGTTGACAATGTGGGAGGGCTTCAGGGCCAATGCCTTGAGATGCCATGACTTCACAAATGTTCATCATGTCGGCAAGTTCTTGCCACTCAACGATTGTCCCCATGCCCTTTGACATGGCCTCAATTGCCGCCAATTCCCTCAGTCTGAGTTTGTCCAATAGATGTGGTTGAGTTATCCCCGCCCCCAAGATCGCATGACGCAGCGGGTCGATCAACTTCCAATGTTTCCGCTTTGTTTGTTTTCTCATTGTCCCTGCCAAAAATTAAATCCCAACGCTTTGCATATTCTTCATTTGCCACTTGAAATGGCCTTGGTGCGCTTCCCTTGCTCATTTTGCTTTCCACTCCCGTTCGTTGCGTCCTGAGTTTGACTTGACCGTGTTGCCTGTAAGTTCAATCAAACCAA